CATCTTCTGCTGGTCAAACTTAAAGTTCTGACCGGCCACCATCTTATTCCTAAACAGCTTATCAAGTATCTGCCAGATATATGCTAAGTCTCCAGTTGGAATTGAACAGAGTTCATATCTTCCTACTCTTTGGAAGAGGGGGATTGAGATGGCTTCCCATCGATTAAAAGCAATGCTAATACATCCTGGTATTGTTGACTCAATTGTTTCAATGTCTGCAAAAACTCTGTCCGTTTGTTTATGGGAGCGCTCAATAAATCGTGATACATCAACGCTATTTCTTGCAATAGTGAGTGACCTTTCAGGTAATGAGAAGCCCACGCTCTTCGATTCATCGATTGCCCTTTTGATGTCAAGTGCTACCACCCATTTCCATACGTAAGAGAACATCCCTTTACTTGCATCATGATCTTCTGACTCATCACTCGACCTTACTAGATGGCCCGGATGAATCGTACCTACTACTTTACAATCTCCGACCTGAGACGGGAGAATAGATCCCCTATAGTTGAGATACTTACTAACTCCAGTAACCGTCTCAAGTGCGACAGGCCCAACAGCAAGTATACAGTTAGGATTAATAGATAGTATTTCCTTGTAGAGTCTTTCCTTTTCTTCCTCTTCATCACAAACCGTCTTGACCTGTTTAGCATCGTTGAAGGGAGGTTTGTAACGGTATACATAGGTTAACCAGAACTCTGTTCTCCAACTAGGATAGCCTAAGTCGTTAAAGATTCTATCTAGTAACTCTCCGCCTGCACCATTGAAAGGTTTCTGTAACCGGTCGTCTGATTGATTTGGAAAGTCACCTAATACTATCAGCTTACTATATGGATTCCCTTGCCCGCTTACCATGTTAGGCATCTTATTGTGCTTCTTCTCCTATCCACTTATCTTGTTCTTTCTTTAATGCCTCTTGTAATAACTTATTCTCTTTAGTCAGCCGGTCGATTTCCGCGAGGGCGGCGTCTCGCTGGGTTCTCGCCTCGATCAATTCAGCAGCCATCTCTGCCACGCCAGCGCATCCGGTCAAGGTTAAGGCGCGTTGAACGGTGGGCGAGACGACAGGATTCCACGGTGCGTTCATTGATGCCTTGCGGTGCGTCTCGGTGAATGGCGCGTCGGTCATGGCGTCACCATCTTCGGGATGGGCAATCTCAAACAGTCCATCTAAATGCTTTCGCATGTCTTCATTCTCTTTCGTCAGCCGTGCCATCTCGGCATTATAATCTTTCTTCGCAATACATTCAGTATTTTCACATGCCTTCGCTACCACTCGCAGTTCATCTCTCTCCTTTCTTAGTTCCTCATGTGAATCACAGAGTAACTCGATGTGACTGTTCTTAGCACTACTCCGCTTAAACATTTTTACTTTGTCTTCTGAGTAAATCATTCCTTAATCTCCTATCTGAAAGGGACAATTCTTGCTGCAAGGTTCTGCCTGTTCTGTTGTGGGCGTATTGTGGTCGCCGTAGTCCACCTGCTTGAGTGACCCACAACTGCGACATCTGAACTTCCCATACCCAAGATTCTCGTACTGAAACATCCGCAGTTTGATCACTCGCGTACGCAGCCGCTCGATCTCTTTGAGTGCCGCATGGGCTGCTTGCTGTCCGAAGTACGGATTGCGTGGATTGGCAATCTTCGTTAGCGTCTCGCGGTGCGTCTCGGGGAACTCATTACTCATAATACTTACTCCTTAACTGTCTCTCTCACTGTAGCTTTCTCTAATACTAAGACTCTAACTCTCTCAAGAAGATAGTCTCTCTCCTTTCTTAGTTCCTCATGTGAATCACAAAGGTGTTCAATGTGACTGTTCTTAGCAGTAGCCTGTCTAAATGATTTGACTTGCTCTGACGAGTAGATCATTGTTGTTTGTCTCCCAGTATTTAACCATTCTGCATACTCTTGTAGCTTTAGTTCTGCTAGTTCTTTTGTTTCATATGGACCGTAGCATTGTGATTCTGTTTCATCCCAAAAGTACCAGCCGGGTCCATCAAATCCTTGTGCATCGGCATCATGCCAATCCTTACCATGTGCATAATAGTAAACCACTCAATCCTCCAGACCCCAACAGTATCCATTGGGACTAATAACAAATACTTCCTTCTCATTCTGAATGGCATAGCGAATAGTCTTCCATGCCGGAGAGTCTTCATACTCATTGAAGATTTGTGGAATACCTACAATGATTCCACATTCATCAATCATCCTCTTGTTACGTTCCCTCAATGGAAGGGAAGGATTAATCTTCTTAGCTCCATTGAACTTCTCTACTTCTCCATTGTTACCTGCATGTGGATAAACTTCAACTTCAAATCCTTGACCCATTAACGTTAAGAACAAATCGTAGTCTGCATCGTCCCCACCTACAATGAATGAGTGGGTATCCTTATGGAAGGTTGGAAGCAATTGCCTGAAAGCTTCTAACTGTTTGCGGGTAATGTCAAACCGGCTGGTAACTACTGAAATTTTCATGATTCTAAAAACCTTCTCATTTTGTTTTTCTTCATTAGGTACAGGTAAGCTTCGTTTCTATTTCTACATCGTGATACTTCTGGATAGGTCTTAAGTCCTTTTGCTATGATTGAACTAACACCTATCCAGCTTTTACTCTTGTTGGTAATCTTAGCCATCGATCGTACAGTTGTGGACTTACCGGCACTATTGAGCTTGTCCATCAACTCAGTAAGAGTATTGATTTCAAGAACCCAATCTTTAGGTTCTCTTAGAGTTCTGATTAACTCATTAAGTCTTTCGTAAGTTGATGGGTCCATAACTATGCAGGCCAGGGAATCATTGAAGCAGTCAGAAACGCTAGACCTGCTGCAACTAACCGTTGTTGGTAAGGTGCTCCTAATGGTAGTGCTGCAATTGTAAAGCATACAAACGCAAACACTAGTAGTAACAGTTGAAGTATCTTCATTGCCTTTTCTCCTTGGTAATGGGATCGATGGGAGTCGAACCCATATGGTTTGCACCGTTGGATTTTAAGTCCAATGCGTATACCTGTTCCGCCACGATCCCAATTAACTAGTCAGCTCTCTCTGCGTAGATTCTCTCTAATATTTCTAATTGTTTTTCACTAAGAGAACCACGCTTAGTAAACTGTTCTTTAACAGACTCTACGAAATCTTCTTCCCACTTTGATAGGTTTACACCAGTTTCTTCAATAGATTTAAACCACTCTTCTACTAGTTTCTTTTGATTCTCTTCCATTAGACAAGTCCATTAAGAACGATGGAAGCATTAGCAGTCATTACTGCTTCTCTAATCTTACGGATTGCTGTTGTCCTATCGGCTGAAGCTGGACATTCATTAAGGATACAAAGAACTAGAATTTTTGCAGTATCCCTAATAGCTTTGAGGCTTTCAATTTGTTCTTCACTTGGTGCATGATACTTAAACACTTCATCAACTTGTGCTTTTTCCATTTTCATTCCTCTTTTCATGATGTAGTCCCACTGTTTTGAAGTGAAACTACTTACTTCATCGTAGTAAATTATCTTCATATCCTTTAAAGAGGGAACAATCTGTTTGGGTGTCCCGGCCCAGTTAATAGCCACGGTCTTTAACTATTAACTACCTATTGTTCCCTCATTAAAAGATACTCGATGGAGTTTAGGCGCCTCAGCCTAATCTTTTATTCAAGCGGTTGGCGATTCCGAGTGTATTGCCAACCATCCATTTCTTACTCACCTATTCGCTAGGAATCGGAGCATAGTCATCAATCTGATTGACAGGCTTGTTGTTGTACGTTCCACGAACCCAATGAGCAAGGAACTTCTTTCCAATCATTGTCCCTTTGGAAAGCTTAACGCTAAAGCTTCCATTGGGATTCTGCGGAAACCCACAAGCCTTCATCAGAGGAGTAGACATTACTGTCACCTTCTCACTGAAGTAGATGAAGGGATTCTCCAAGCCTTTGAACTCACCTGCAAACACACGCAGAGTAAGATGAAGGTTCTTGGAATCACCAGACTTTGAATCAATAATCTCAAAGTCTACGATTTCAGTGGGCAACCACGATGGAGCATCAACAAGACGGTTCTTGCTAATGTCATCTTCGGAAATGTTCCAGACAATGCTATCGTCAGCCATGTTATTCACCTTTACTTTGTGCCTCTTTGTAATGGGCACCTTACTTTACCTCTGCCCCCGGAATTGGGTGACTAGAGGTAATCTTTTTCTTACCTGTTATCTTTACTACAGATCTATTTCCTTTTTTCCAAGTGACATGAACTTCACTTTCTGGAAATAAAATCTTTTCTTTATTGATACATTCAGGACACACAAGTATTGCCCTGATTACAGAATCATCTGGTAGTTCTGAGCTTACTGATTTCCTACAGAACCAACAAGGGTATCTCACAGGTAATCCTTTACTAGGTCATAAAGATTCTTGTCAGTGTAATCCATTTCCCTAGGAACTTTGAGTGCGGTCTTTGCTTCCATGTAGTCTTCACTTGGACCAGTATAGCAAGTCCTTTTGATATGCTCAATTCCCTTATCGTCACTCTCTACTTTGTAACCGAAGTACCATACCTCATCGAAGTAGGTAGGGATAATTGATTCAATCTTAGGACCAAAGGTAACGATTGAAGTATACCTGGAACCTTTCTTGTTCTTATCAATTGCAGTTCGTTGAACCGGATGGGCAGTAACAAACAGATTGCACTGTAAACTCTTGAGTGTTTCAAGAAGAGTACTAATAATCATAGCCTCTCCATTAAACTCATCCCAAGTAGGAACCATAATTCCACCGGCAGTAACCTTATTACCGGGAGAATCCTTACCAGTCCAATTAGAGAAGGAACCTTTGGCAAGCATCTGCATTACTACTGTAGTAGTGGTCAAGCTGGTAATCCCATCCAGAATAATGTTCTGGTAAGGATTGTATTGAACTAGACTATTGACTAAAGGTTTGAACTTAGTCCAGAAATTCTCCGGTCCAATAATCTCTGCAACAAAATCTCCAGCCTTTACCCTTTCACTATACCAATCAATGACAGGTCTATGTCTACCGTCAAAGTCAATGATGAGAGTCTTACCGGGCCAACTACTAGCTGCAATAGTTTTACCTCTACCCGTTGGACCTACGAAAAGAGCACGAAAGAATCTATCATATGTCTCACTGTTCAGGTTTGG